TAGTAAAGGGTTTAAAGATATTAGTATGTCATTTCAGGTTAATCCCCTGTCTAATGACTTGATTGCCCTCAAAAATGAAAATGCAATTGCACGTTCAGTAAGAAATATTATTCTGACAACACCCGGAGAAAAGTTTTTTGATCCCAATTTTGGAACAAATATTTCAGATTCTCTTTTTGAATTGTTAGATGATATTTCTGCATCAGCAATTAAGGATCAAATTCAATATTCATTAGAAACTTACGAACAAAGAATTAATCTTAGGAACGTAAGAGTTGAACCTGACTTTGAAAATAATGGATATGATGTAGAAATTGTCTATGACATCATTGGTGGTAACATAGAAGCTCAACAGATAAAATTTATTTTGCAACCAACTAGGTAAAATGCCGTTATCAAATTTTTCAAACCTAGATTTCGATCAGGTTAAACAATCACTCAAAGATTATCTCCAGTCAAACTCTAATTTTACGGATTATGACTTTGAGGGATCTAACCTATCAACTATTCTTGATGTTTTAGCATATAATACATACATTACTTCATATAATGCCAACATGGTTGCTAATGAAGTATTCCTTGATAGTGCAACATTGAGAGAGAATGTGGTTTCAATCGCACGAAATATAGGATATTTACCAAAATCACGAAAATCTGCAAGAGCAACAGTTAGTTTTTTCGTTGATGTGTCTGCAGCATCACCTGCACCGGTTTCTTTGACCCTCAAGAAGGGACCAATTGCAACTTCTCAAGGAACTTTTGCCAATTCTTCGTTTATTTTCTCAATTATTGATGATATTACGGTTCCTGTTTCAAATGGAATTGCGATTTTTACTAATATTCCAATATATGAAGGTCCACTAATCACTCAAAACTTCACTATTAATTCTAGAGACTACAATCAGAAGTTTATTTTACCAAATTCTGGTATTGACACTGATTTAATGTCAGTTTTTGTTCGAGATAGTGAAACTGCAACCGCAGCTGCACGTTATTCTAGGCAAGATAATCTGTTTGGGTCTAATAGATTTGCAAAAGTATACTTTTTACAAGAAGTAGAAGATGAAAGGTATGAAATTTTGTTCGGAGATGGTGTTTTTGGACAAAAATTGAACGATGGTAATATTATAACGATAAATTACATTAGATCTAATGGTGATAGTGCTAACGGAGTCAGTAATTTTGTATTTAATGGTCGAATTACGTATCAGAGGAATGCAACAGAGTATACTGTAACAGATGGAGTCTCATTATTAACGACTGGCATCTCTTCCTCTGGCGGAGAAAACATTGAAAGTGTAGAATCTATCAAAAAATTTGCTCCTAGATCATTTACAACTCAAAATAGAGCAGTTACATCTTTAGATTATGAAACTTTAATTCCATCAAAAATTTATTCCGAAACAGAATCTATTTCTGTGTTTGGAGGAGAAGAATTAGTACCTCCTCAATATGGAAAAGTTTTTATTAGCATAAAACCTAAATTTGGAGACTTTTTACCAAATTTAATTAAAGAAAATATTAAACAAAAACCGAAAAAATACTCTGTAGCAGGAATTGTTACAGAAATTCTTGATCTGAAGTATCTTTATGTTGAAATTGATTCAAAAGTTTACTATAACTCAAATTTAACCCCTTCTTCGCAGCGGGTTTCTTCAATTGTGCAAAATAATGTTCAAAAATATGCAGAATCAACGGAATTAAATAGATATGGAGCAAGATTTAAATACTCCAAATTTCAAAGAATTATTGATGACAGTAATCAGGCAATTACATCTAATATAACTAATATTAGTATACGAAGAGATTTAAGAGTTGTCTTAAATACTTTTGCCGAATACTCTATTGGTTTTGGTAATCAGTTCCATATTAATAGTCTTGAGGGATATAACATAAAATCATCTGGTTTTACTGTTAGTGGAATTCAAGAGACTTTATACCTGGGAGATGTTCCAAATTTTGATAATTTAACTGGAGATTTGTTCTTCTTTACTGTTCCAACCTTAACTTCTCAAAATCCTAGTATTGTGAAAAGAAACGTAGGAACGATTGACTATGCTAACGGTGTTGTGACATTAAATCCTATAAATGTGACTTCAGGAAAAATAGTTGATGGACAACCTATCATTGAAATATCAGTAGCACCAAAATCTAATGATGTAATTGGTCTTCAAGATCTATATTTACAATTAGATATTAGAAATAGCATTTTTGACATGGTAGTTGATGATATTTCTTCAGGAGTTGATTCTTCTGCATCTACATATATAACATCTTCCAGTTATGCAAATGGCAACTTAGTCAGATCTGGTGGAAGAGTAGGTACAACTCCCTTCGCAGAGGCGCGAGCAAGAGCAGGTACTAGGGCAACTGCTACAAGTGTGTATAACACGGGCGTTTCGCCTACAAATGCCGCACAGCAAGCAAATACGCCGTCTCAAGCACCAACATCGTCGTCGTCATCATCGTCGTCGTCGTCATCATCTTCATCCTCCTCATCTTCTTCTTCCTCATCTTCTTCATCATCTTCTTCCGGTTCTTCCGGTGGCGGTGGTTACAGCAGCGGATACTAATACTTAAATTAAAATGACAGAAAAAAGAGTTCAACTTTCCAAAATCGTTAAGAATCAAGTTCCTGAATATGTCAGGTCTGATTTTCCTCTGATATCTGAATTTTTAAGAGAGTATTATAGAGGACAGGAGTATCAAGGTGGTCCAATTGATTTAATCAATAATATTGATCAATACAATAAAATTGATTCTTTTACAAATACAGTATCTTCTATTAAGTTAGAAAAAAAGATTAGTGCCTCTGATAATGAAATTACAGTATCTTCAACTTCGGGATTCCCAGATGAATATGGACTTCTAAAAATTGAAGATGAAATTATTACATATACCGGTAAGACTGCAACTACTTTTACAGGATGTATTAGAGGATTTAGTGGTATTTGCGATTATACAGATGGCAATGAACTGGATTCAGTGTTATTTGAAACTACTAATGCTAAAAGACATAGAAGAAATACTGATATTATAAATCTCAGTGTTCTTTTTCTAGCTGAATTTTTAAATAAAAAGAAAAAAGAACTTGCTTTAGGATTTGATGATAGAGAACTTAGTTATGGAGTAAATCAAAACACTTTCCTTAAGCAGGTAAGAAGTTTTTATGCGTCAAAAGGAACCGAAGAATCCTTCAAAATTTTATTCAAAGCTCTATATGGGGTAAATGTAGAATTAATAAATCCTACTGATTTACTTTTTAGACCTTCGGATGCACAATATGATCAAGTAGAGAGTTTGGTAATTGAACCCACTCTAAATGTAGATAAGTTTGATAACATTGCAAATATTACTCTTTTCCAAGATAGACCTTCAAAATCATATGCACCTATTGCATATTCAGAAAGAGTACTTGGAAAAGGTGGAAAAATATATTATAGGCTTGATATTGATGCTGGATATAATAGAGATATTACATTTGATGGAGCAATTTATGGTGATTTTAAAACAACATCAAAAACTAGATTATTAAATAAGGTTTCTATAGGTTCAACAATTCTTGATGTTGATTCAACAGTTGGTTTTGCTAAAACTGGCAATTTAAGAGTTAATTATAGTGATGGAACATCTGGAAATTTATACTATGGTTCTAAGACAATTAATCAGTTTAGAGATATTGGTTTTATCTTTAAAGAAATTGCGGAAGAAGAGTCTGTAACTGATAGTAATACTTTTGCATATGCAACTATAGATGGTGAGCGTGTTGAAGGTAATATTTCTTCGATAATTAATTATGCAGATATTCCAAGTGGATCTCTTTACAATAAAAAAGGAATTTTATCTAGAGTAAAAACTATTGGTTTCAATGGTGAAGGTTATAAATTTGATAGTTGGATTTACAATCATAAAATAACTTTTACAGTTAAATCAATATCTGTAGTTGATTTAACTGATAATGCATATTCATTAGAATTAAATAATAAGCAATATTTCCATGATGGCGATATTATTGATGTAATTAATAATTCAGGAACACTAATAAGATCTGAAATTAAGTCTATCGTCAGTGATACTAAAATAGTACTTAGATCCGATTATGAACTAGATGTTAACGGAATTTATACTGTAAGAAAAAGAATTTTAAAGGGTATTTCACCAAATTTTGCAAATATAGAAAATTATCATTCAAACGTTCAAAATGTCTATAATGATTCTAATAATAGTATTTTAGTAGCATCTTCATCTATACCATCAAAAGGAATCTCTATCAATTCTATCGATTTAGATATTAATGGAACTTTTGAAGGAACTGAAGTTTCCTTTACAAGGAATCATGGATTAAACACTGGAGATAAAGTCCAATATTATTCTGAAACTATTAAAAAAGAATTTTATGATATAAATGGAAATAAGCAAACTGAGAATATTGAGGGAACTAAATTATTTGATGCTGGGGCTTATTATGTCAGTAAGGTTAACGATACAACTTTAAAATTCTCTATTAGTAAAGAAAATATTTTCTTTAAAAAATATGTTACGTTTGAATCTACGACGGTAAAAAATAATAAGATTAGATTGCATGATTATGCTAATCAAATCTTACAGGATCAGAAACTTTTAAGAGAAATTCCAATACCATTACAAGAATCATCAAATATTATTAAAACTCGTCCAGGAATGACTGGAATTTTGGCAAATGGTGTTGAGATTTTAAATTATAAGTCAAGTAAAAATATTTACTATGGAGAAGTTAAAAGTATTGACGTAATTTCTTCCGATAATCAATTTGATATCATTAATCCTCCAAATTTAATCATTGAAGATTCTAAAGGAAAAGGTGCAAGTGGTTTTCTTGGAGTTACGGGTTCTTTAGATGCAATTAATATTATTAGTAGAGGATTTGACTATGAAGGAACTCCTACTATTAAAATATCTGGCGGCAATGGAGAAGGTGCTACTGCTTCAGTAAATATGAAGTTATCGGATCATATTGCAGAATTTGATAGTACTACTGTCAATAAGTCTACAAATACAATTGGATTTTCTACATATCATAAATTTAGAGATTATGAGCAAGTTGTATATAGAACTGGAAATCAGAAGGCAATTGTTGGATTAACAACAAATGCAGCATATTATGTTGGGATTGCAAATTCTACTCATGTAAAACTTTTCAACAGTCGCAATGATGCTGTTACTGGCATTAACACTGTAGACCTAACTGGAAATGGGATTGGTAGACATAATCTAAAAGCACTTCTCAAGAAGCGTCAGATAGACTCTATTAGCGTCATTGAACCTGGTGAGGGGTATTCTAACAGAAAGACTACTTCTCCCCATGTAGGCGTCAATACATCGCAGAATGTGATTACATCTATTAACCACGGGTATTCCACTGGTGATATAATTCAATACTATGGTTCTACAGAAACTGCGATAAGCGGTCTTACTACAAACACGGATTATATTGCAACAGTTTTAAATAAAGATACATTCAAACTTTCTATTCCCGGAGTCGGAAATACTGCGAATATATTTTTAAATAGAGGTGAATATATTAATTTGGTTAGATCTGGAGTTGGTACTCACACTTTTAATCATCCACCAATTACTGTTACTCTTTATGGAAAAACTGGTGTTGGTGGTACAGAGTTTGACGCTACAGCTAAAATTCAACCAAGATTTAAAGGATTAATTGATAATGTTTATATAAGCAATGGTGGAGTTGGTTATGGCGTGACTGACATTAGAGATTTTGAAAGAAATCCTGTTATTCGTTACTCTATTGGTCAATCTTCCCAGATTAAAGTTATTACTAACAATGGCCAAATAACTAAAGCGATCCCTTTGAATAGAGGTCAAAATTTTACTTCTGCTCCAAATATTGTTGTTGACGGAGATGGGACTGGTGCAGTATTAACTTCAACAATTAGAAGCGACGGCACACTTGATAAAATTATTGTAATTGAAGGTGGTCGTGGGTATAGTGCAAATAATACAACAATTATTGCAGTATCTTTAGAGTCTCTTTCTCAATCAAAATTTAAATCTAAATTACAATCTTGGAAAATAAATTTATTTGAAGAAAATTTAGATAAACTTGAACAAGATGATGGAGTGCTAATAAGATCTTTCACTAAAGATTACGGTATTCAGTATGCTCACATTTATACTCCAAGATACTTACGAAGAATACTGATTCCAAGTGATTCGGAAGGTAACAAGTCATATGGGACAAATGATATTCCTTTTAATAGAACAGAACTAGACTCAAAAAATCATTCTCCTATCATTGGATGGGCGTATGATGGAAATCCAATCTACGGACCTTATGGATATTCTTTAAAGTCTGGTGGTATAGTTACTAGAATGAAGAGTGGATATATTGACGAATCTTCTCTTAAAGAAAATAG